TTCAGACGTGTGCTCTTCCGATCTGAGGTCATTACGATTGTGTGGCCGTTACGATCACTAACCGCGGTACCTGTGCCAGCCTCAGACGCTTCACGAATCTGTAAGCCTTGGTCAAGTCCTAAAACGATTATTTCACCGTTACGTTTTTCAACAACTGCAACAAGCTCATTTTGTGCAAGCAAATCAATTTCAGCGCGCAACTCTTTGGTATCGTTGTTCAATACCGCTGTGAGCGTGTGCTCATAGAACAAAGTGCCGTTGTCATTTGCGCGAACTGGGTAAGTTGCGTTTGACAAATCGCGCTTTAATTTGTAGAGATAAGTATCTCCGGTTACGGTCATTGCCGTAATTTCGTTAGCTACCTTTGTAGGGTTGCCGCTAACTTGGTCTTTAAGGAAGAACAAAACCGATTTGATACCGCCTTTTCCGTTGGTGCAAATCCTATCATTCCAACCTGCTGTAAGTCCACAAGACATAATTTTTTGATTTAATGGGTTATGTAAATAAAGGGGTGTTGCCACCCCTTAAAATTTGCCTTTGATTAAACTGTTGCCAAGGCGAAAACGCCGATTTCGTTCAAGAACGGAACTTGTACACCACCACGCATTTTAGAACGGATGTATAACTTGTCATCGTCTTGAGAATACCAAAGCTCGTATGAAGCTGAATCGCTTGCGAGGTCAGTACCAAATACAAAGTGCGAACGCTTGCCAACAAAGATTTCAGTTGTACCAGCTAAGCCCGGTGTTTTAACAACTGTTAAGTCAGTACCCGGGATAATAACCTCATTCATCGCAGCGATAGCGGCAGGCGAGTAATGGAAGAAATTAAGGTCAACCAAGTTCTTCATCAACTTGTCAAAGTTTCCACGGCTAGTAAATGCGATTTTCTCAGGGCTTTCCATAATTGCATCGCTCATGTTTGCGTAGCAGCCGTAGAAAATATCGTAAGCATTTGAGTTCGTGATTGAAGTAATCGCCGTAGGGTTCAAATCAACACATCCGTTAGCAACAGTAAGGATTGTTTTAAATCCATTGAACCACTGAAGGTTTCCGGTACCCGTAGAGGTATTACCTTGCCAAATCAATTTATCCAATTGAAGCGCGTTCAATTGCAAAAGGTAGCCTGTAATAGCTTGCTCAAAAGGAAGTTGTTTGTCCTCAGCCATTGCGCCCGGTTGCAATGCTAATTGCGTCCAGAATCCGTCGAGGTCTTTGTTACAGAATCCTTTTTTGTAGCCAATTGCTACGGTTGTGATTTTGCGATCCGAAAACACAGTGTCGCCTTGTGCGGTCATGTCGCAATCTGCTGCTTGATAAATGATTTCGTCATTCAACAATTTGATGTCTTGCGAACCTTTCACGCCCTCTTGTGTGCGAATGTAGTTAAGTGTAACCGCCTCGCTTACTGAGCGTGTTACAAGTTCAGCTTGTTGGTCGTCAACGTAAGCTGTTAAGTCTGATACATCGTAATCAAACTTGCTTTTAATGATGGATTTTAAAGAAGCCATTTTGTTTTTTGTTTTTGGGGTTTATAATTTACTTTTTACGTGCCTCTTGTGCTGCTTTGAACAAGATGCTTTGTTGAGCTGTGAACTTACTTTCATCACGTGTTACGCGCTGCGTTTCGGTCTTGTTGTCCGATGGCTTAGAGGCCACAGCGTTAAAGCGCTCAGTAAGTGTTGCGAGCTCGGTTTTTAGTTCTGCGTTCTCAGCGCTCATTTGCTCAACTACTTCTTGCATTGCTTTAGCTGCTGCAAAAATGTTGGCATTTGTCGCTTTGAGGTCAGCAATTGCCGCGCTCATTTCCTCATCTGAGTTTTGAGTTTGTGCGCTTGCCGTTCCTTCTAAGAACATTTGAACTACTCCATTAGCGTCAACCAAGAAGCGACGGCCGTTAGCGTCTTGATATTCGCCTGCTGAAAGGGTATAAACGTCGGTTGTATCGCCGTACGTGTAAGAGTAAGTAAGTTTTGTACCTACTTCAATGCTTTCTTGGTCAACATTCATAGACCACATAGAAACTTGTGAGATTTCTGCAAAATGCTCAACAGCTTTTTTACTGAATACTTCGGTCTTTTCTTCATCTGAGCTTTGCGCGCCTTCTTCGATTACTTCAACGATTTTGCCATCTGCATCCAAAACGATGCTTTTGCCTGCATATTCGCCTGTTAATTTGTGAGTGCCCTCAGGTGCTGGCACTTCGTTTTCACCGTCAACAACAAAAACAGCAACACCCGGTGCAAGGTCGCCTTCCCATTTTAACACTGTGCCATCTTCTAGAGTAGCCTCGCCGAAAATCTGCAACGATTTTGTAATGGTCGCAAACAAGGCTTTAATTTTTTCAAATTTTTCCTTCATGATTTTAAGATTTTACTATTGTGCCAAGTCGTTGCGCAATTGCTTCTAAATCCGAAATGAAGGCGTCGAGCTCTTTGTCAAATGAGTTGAAGCCTTGCGAGGTTTTGCCTGTATCGTAAAGCGCAAAAACACCCTCGATTGAAAAGCCTGTAAACTCACCGCTTTTGGCTGCTTCATAAACGTCTTTATCTAAGACCTTATAGCTAACAATGGCGGTACCGTCTGTTTCATCCGCAAAGCGCTCGGGAGCTGTAAAGCCGTTGGCCTCGTCAATCACATAAAGCATAGTCATGTAAATGTCTTTTACAACGTCCTTTTTGTTATGCTCGAGGTTTACATTGTTGAAATTGCCCCTTTTGGCATAGTCGAAAACGATGTCCTTAATAGCTTGCTTTCCGAATTGTACGTAATACTCTTCTTTGGTATTGGTGTCAAAGCGGTAAATAGGCGTGTCGGCCGCAATCATTACACCTGTAATAACCTGCTCGGCATCGTTAAATTCATAGCGCTTTTTATTGCTAAACACCTCAAAAGATTTTTCATGCGCTGGCGATTTCACCAAGCTGTTGAAAGATACGGTTGTTTCGGGATCGTTTAGGTCAATGCCTATGTCGTAAAGTGGTAGGTCCTTTTTCATATCTATTGTGTTTTTACGTTACCCAAACTTGCTTTTTGCTTCTTGCACAGCTACCTTATTGGCAACCTCATTAAAATCGTTGACTTCAAGCACAACAACGGGTGTAACGGTTTGCGTTTGCGTTTGGGTTTGCTGTGTTTGGGTTTGTGTTTGCTGTGTGTTTGTACCTATTGCAAAAGTAGACGCGCCCGCACCTACACCGCCCGAAACATTAGGGGCTTGCGGCATTTGTCCACCTTGATATTGCTGAGCTCCAACGGCGGCTGCTTGCGCTAAACCGATAGCCGAAGCGGCACTAATCGCAAAGATACCAGAAGGTGAAGGTGGCGGCCCAAATTCGGCAATACCCTTAACAATGGCGCTTGCCGTGTCAATAGCAATTTGAGCAATACGTAGCGCCTTGTCGCGCTTGAACTGAGCACGCTTAATCTTGTCCTCTTCCTGAAATGCTTTGAGTTGATTTTGATATTTAAGCTGTGCGTACTTGTCATTAATACCCTGCTTTTGTTGCTCGGTTAAACCTTGCTGCGCAAGCTCTCTTTGTTGCTGTTGGTCAAGCACGGCGGTTTGTTGCTCGGCGCGTTGCTTCACGTCGTTAAGTCGGTTTTCCTCTGCAACTTTTACCAAGTCATTGATAGCGTTTAAGCCGTTTAGAATCTTTTGCGCGGCATCAATCATAGATTGCACGCTGGCCAATTTTTCATCAAGGCTTTTTTTGTCTTGCTCTTTTATCTTATCGGCTTTTTTCTTGTTGATGTCTACCACCTTATCGGCATAATCTTTTTCAAGTTTCTCCATGCCTTTTAGATATTCTTCATCTGTGATTTGCTTTAGCTTGTTGGCTTCGCTTAATGCCTCTACTTGCTTGCGCTGTGCATCTTCAAAGTTTTTAAGCTCTAGTTGGTATTCATCCAGAATGATTGCTTGGGCTTCATTGTATAGCTCTAGTTTTTTCTTTTCTAAATCCTCAGCTTCCTTCAATTTCTTGGCGTTGTTTTCAACCGTCTTGGCGTACTCCTCGTTTTGGTATTTAAGGCGAATGTCGTTCTCCTCATTCATCTGCTGAATGAGTAGCGATTGCACCTGTGGCGAATCTTCTTTATAGTATTTGCGCGCGGCTTTCAATCGCTCCTCAAACTTCTCTTGAACATTTGCAATGTCACGCTCTTCGCTTGTCATGTTGTACTGGTCAACCTCCTTTAAATAGCCTTTGATTTGTGCAAGCTCATCGTCGCGTAATTTCTTGCGTTCCTTGGCGCGGTCTTTTGCTCTAGCGGCTGCCTCGGCCTCTGCAACCTCTGTATCTTGAATGTTTTTTACATTTTCCTTGTATTGGTCTCCGATTGCTTTTCGGTTTTCTCCAATAGATTTTTTCAAATCCTTTGCGCGCTTGCTATCTGCGTCGCCTAGTTTTTGAAGTAGAGCAAGTTCAGCTTCATAAGCCGCTTGTTTTTTCTTTAATTCTTCAAGTATAGCGCGCCCTGTTTTGATTAGTTCAGCGCGTTTCTTTTGTTCCAGCGCTGTCGTGTCTTTTCCTGCTGCCTTGGCCATGTTTATTTCGTGATCGTATTTATCGCTAATTGACTTTTGTTGGCGCTTTAATTGCTTGATGTTTTCATCTGCTTCCTTTTGCGCATGCTTGGTTCGTCTTGTTGCATTGGCTTTTGTTTTGCGTTCGGTTTCGTCGTCAATTACACCAAAGTATTCTAGCGCTTTAGTAATGCCGTAAAGCACGCCAATCAAAGGGAACATGACCGAAATAGCAACTTTCACACCTGCGCCCAACTTATTGAATTTGTCGTAAGCTGATTGCACGAACTTAGTTACCTTATCAAAGTTTGCAATTAGCAAACCTAGGCCAACAATAAGTGCACCGATACCTGTTGAAATCAAAGCAACGCGAAATAACTTCATGGCTCCAGTTGATTGGCCAACGGCTGCCGCGTAAATGCGTTCCCAAGCCGTGCGTAATTGTAAGCCTAGCACGCTTTCCTTGTTGAGCGATACGGCAATTGTGTTGATGCTGTTTGCGACACCTTGCACCGCTTGTAGCTTTACCATTGTTTGCATCAGCTTTTCATTCTCAACACCAGTTAAGGCAATGGCGCTTTGCACACCCTCAAAGACGGCTGCACCCGTTTGGAT